CTATGGGGACAACGATGCCAGGGCACACAAAAAATGTGCAAGTCGCGCACATAACCCCCCTTCGAGCGAGAAATATTCGGAAAGGAAGTGAAAAGATGGCAAAAGAAGAGAAAATCAAAAAATTAACTAGTGCTGATATAAAGAAAATAGAAAAAATATTTTCAGACATGGAATCAGAAACAAGTTCGTTAGGTTTAGCTCTGATGGAAGAATTAAAATTCACGATTCAGACTTTGAGAAAACTCAAAGCTAATATTCGTAAAAATGGAGTTGTAGTAGATATGCCACAAGGAAGTTATACGATTCAAAGAGCTAACCCAGCATTACAGACTTATAATGTTTTGATTAAAAATTATCAGTCATTAGTAAAAGCGATTATGGATATGCTACCTTCACTTGATAATCCCGATAATGATGAGTTTGATAGTGATGATCTATGAACTATATAGAACAATATTATGAATGGATAAAGGCTAATCCTAAAAAGGTTAATAAGAAAGTAACTTTAGTTTATGAAAAATTAGTTGAAGATATAAAGAAACCTAAAACTGTATCATTTTTTAATAAACTAACTCAAGAAAATGAAACACACACTTACATTTTTGATGAAAGAAAGGCGTTAAGACCAATTCATTTTATTGAAAAATATTGTAAACAATCCAAAGGCAAATGGGCCGGACAACCAATAAGATTGGAATTATGGCAAAAGGCATTTATAGAAGCTGCTTTTGGTTTTGTAGATAAAGACTCCGGATTTCGGAAATATACAAAAGTTGCATTATTCGTTGCCAGAAAAAACGGAAAATCCACTATTGCATCCGGATTAGCTAATTATATGTTAACCAAAGATGGTGAAGGTGGAGCAGAAATATATTCATTGGCTACAAAGAGAGAACAAGCAAAAATAATATGGGAAGAATCAGTTAGAATGATAAAAAAATCACCAGCACTTAATAAAAGAATAAGATGTTTGGTCGGAGGAATCTATTATGATGCAACTGACTCTTTTTTTAGGCCTTTAGCAAGTGATTCAAATACTTTGGACGGCCCAAATGCTCATTTTGTTGCAGCAGATGAAGTTCATGCATGGAAGGATATAAATTTAATTGATGTTATGTATGATTCAATGAGTGCAAGAACGCAGCCGATGTTTCTAGAAACATCAACGATGGGAACTGTAAGGGAAGGTGCATTTGATTTCGAATACAGTTACTTTTCTAATTTAATTTTAGGAAAATTACCAGCACCGGATGAAAGTACATTAGCTATTATATATGAATTAGATAGTCCTAAAGAATGGCAAGATGAAGAGGCGTGGGTAAAAGCTAATCCAGGATTAGGAACTATTAAAGATTCAAATAAATTAAGGGATAAAGTAAATAAAGCTGTTAATGATAATGCGAAGTTAAAAAATTTATTATGTAAAGACTTCAATATTAGACAGAGCGACACTCAATCGTGGCTAACGTTTGAGGAGCTCAATAATGAAGCAACATATGAAGATTTCAGAGATTGCTATTGCATTGGAGGTTGTGATTTATCAAGCACAACAGATTTAACATGCGCTACTTTAATTGGTTATAAAAATAAAGAAATTAGAGTAAAACAAATGTATTTTTTACCATCAAATAATATTGAACATAAGATAAACGAAGATAAGATTCCATATGATAAATGGATTGATAAAGGATTATTAAGATTATCAGAAGGATCTAAAGTTGATTATCACGATGTAACAAAATGGTTTGTAGAACAAGTTCAAGAATTTGATTTAAGGCCATTGTGGATAGGATATGATAGTTGGAATGCTCAATATTGGCATGATGAAATGAAAGAATATGGTTTTGATATGGAAGAGGTAAGACAAGGTGCTAAAACAATGTCAGCACCAATGAAACAAATGAAAGCGGATTTAATTGATAAAAAAATAAATTATAATAACAATCCAATATTAAAATGGTGCTTATCTAATTTATCCATTAAACAGGATGAAAATGAAAATATAAGGCCGGTAAAAGAAAAGTCAAGGCAAAGAATAGATGGAGCTGTGAGTTTAATAGATGCTTATTGTATTTTTGTTGAGAAACAACAGGAATACTTAAATTATATAAATGAAGGAGGTATTTGATAATGGCAAAAAAAGAACATAGAAGCTTATTTAGTAGAATATTCGGAAATAGTAATAATACAGAAGCGCCTGCAACAGCAACAGAATTTCAAATATTAAATGGATATAGATCAACATTTACCAATTACGATGGCCAATATTATGATGATGCTGATATTAGAGCTTGCGTTGATGCTATTGCAAGAAATGGTGCTAAATTAAGTCCAAAACATATTAGATATGGTAAAAAAGGAATAGAAAGCGTAAATGATAATCTTCAAAGATTATTGAGTAAAAAGCCGAATGAACTTCAAAATGCCTATAAGTTTTATTATCACATTATTAGTGAATTAGAATTATACAATAATGCTTATGTATATATTATGCGTGATAATAAATTGCAAATTACTGGATTATATCCATTACATTATCAATCAATAAAATTATATGAGTATAAAGATGAATTATGGATTCAATTTAAGTTTGGAAAAGGTCAAAAAAGATTTGTTGCGTTAAAAGAATGCATTCATTTAACTAGATTTGTTGGTGATGATGGAATAAATGGTGGAAATAATGTTCCAATTATTAAAACATTATCAATTAAACATGTATTAGATGAAGGAATAGTAAACGCTATAAAAACTACACAATCTATTAAGGGTGTTATTAAAAGTACCAAAGCAATGCTTAAATCAGAAGATGTTAAAAAAATGCGTGATCAATTTGTAAAAGACTTTATAGATGATGCGGATGGTTCTGGTGTAGGAGGTTTGGATGCAACAACCGATTTTAAACCTATTGAATTAAATCCAACAACTGCTTCTGATACACAAGTTAAGAGTATTGATAATAAAATCCTTTCTTATTATGGAATTAGCGAAAGTATAGTTCAATCGAAATATAGTGAAGATGAATGGAATGCATTTTATGAAAGTATTCTTGAACCAATTGGATTACAAATGGGATTAGAATTTAGTAATAAATTATTTAGTGCAACAGAAGTTTATCATGGAAATGAAATAGTTTTTACTGCAAATAGATTACAATATGCATCAAATAATACAAAAATAAATCTAGTTAGATATGCAAATAATATAATGTTAGTTGATGAATTAAGAGAGGTATTTAATTTAGAACCTTTACCAGATGGGAAAGGGCAAGTAATAATGCAAGATTTGAATCATATTGATGGCGATATAGCAAATGACTATCAATTAGATGATAAAAATTCTAAAAAGGAAGGTGAAGAAAATGAAAAATAAAGAAGTGAGAATGTTAAATCAACAATTTAGAGCAGTTGACAATGAAGAAAACAAAATGATTATAGAAGGTTATGCAATTGTATTTAATCAACCGGCAACATATGATTATACTGAAATAATAAGTGAGAAATCGCTTGATAATACTGATATGTCAGATGTTGTTTTAAGATATAATCATAATGATTCCTTTATAGTATTAGCAAGAACTAGAAATAAATCTTTAGAGTTAATTCCAGATAAAAATGGATTAAAAATTAGAGCAACTCTTCAAGATGATATAACAGACCATGTTAATATTTATAATGCAATAAGAAGCCAACTTATAGATAAACAATCTTTTGCATTTACTGTTAGAGCTTTTGAGTATGATTATGAAACAGATACAAGAACAATTACTGATATTGATAAATTGTATGATGTTTCCGTTGTTGATCAACCATTCTATGAAGGTACTGATGTTTCAATATCAAGAGATATTAAAGCAGAAGATTTTATAGAAGAAAGAAAGCAAATAAGACAAAAAATTGAAACATTAAAAAATGCTAAAGAAAAAGTTTTAAAGAAATTAGGTTAATACGATTAAGAATTAGAGAGCTGGATAGTTCTCTTTTTTGTTTGTTTCATGGACAGACTAAATCGTTTTAATAAATCCTGGATAGGAATAATGGGAAGGATAACAGCCCTAAAGAGTGTCAGAAGAAAAGGAGGTCTATTATGGACAGATTAAAAGAAATAGAAACTCGCAAAGCCGAGATTCGCTCTGAACTTGAAACAATTGATGAAGTTGAAAAAGTGGAAGAGCTAAATCAAGAAGTTGATGCTCTTAACGAAGAAGAAACAGAAATCAAAGAAAGTCAAGATAGAGAAGAAACCGCTAAAGAACTTGAAAAAGATAGTTCAGAAGCAAGAGAAGTATCGATTGAAAGGGAGGAAAGAAAAATGGATACTAAAGAAATTAGAAATTCAGCAAAATATGTTAATGCATATGCTGAATATATTAAAACAGGTAAGGATGAAGAATTAAGAACACTTTTAACAGAAAATGTTAATAACGGAACTATTGCAGTACCTGACTTTGTTTATGACACAGTAAAAACTGCATGGGATAAAAATGACATAATGTCATTAGTTTCAAAATCAGAACTAAAAGGAAATTTAAAAGTTCAATTTGAAATTAGTGGAACAGATGCTGTAATTCATACAGAAGGAAGCGGAGCAGTTACAGAAGAAGTATTAACAGAAGGAATTGTAACTATTGTTCCAGCTAATATCAAAAAATGGATTTCAATCAGCGATGAAGTTATGGAATTAAGAGGTGAAGCTTTCTTAAATTATATTTATTCTGAATTAACTTATAGAATAACAAAGAAAGCTGCTGATCAACTAGTTAGTTTAATTGCTGCATTACCAGCAACAGCAACTGCAACATCAGTAAGTGCTAATAAAGTAAATAAAGCACCAGAAGCAGTTACTATTGCAACTGCAATTGCTAATTTAAGTGATGAGGCTGCAAATCCTGTAATTATTATGAATAAATTAACTTACGCTAACTTCAAAGCGGTTCAATATGCTAATAATTACGGCGTTGATGTTTTTGAAGGGATTGATGTTAAGTTTAATAATTCATTACCAGCATATGATGCAGCATCAACAAATGATGTTTATGCTATCGTAGGTGATTTAGGTCATGGAGCATTAGCTAATTTCCCTAATGGTATTGAAACTGTTGATTTCAAATTTGATGAGCTTTCTCGTAAGAAAGAAGATTTAGTTGAAATCCTTGGTAAAGAATATGTAGGTTTAGGATTAGTTGCTGATAAAGCATTCGCTCTATTAACTAAACCAACAACAAGTTCAAAATCTTAATAAGAAAGTGAGTTGTTAAGCTATGTTAGAAGAAATTAAAAAAATACAAGGGATTAACCATAGTGATTTTGATTCTATAATCGAAAATTATGTTAATTCATGTATTGCGGATTTAAAAGCTATCGGCATAGCTGATTCTAAAGTCATTGAAACAGATTCCCTAATTCATACAGCAATATTGACATATGTTTTAAGTTTTTTAGATGTAAATAATAGTGAAATGTATTCAAATTCTTACGCATTGCAAAAAGATGTATTAAGACATTTAACAGAATATCAAGAGGGATAATGATGGAATACTCTGAAATTATTTATCTTATTTCACAAAGAACAGAAGAAGATGAGATTGGAAACAATACATCTTCTTTTGTTTCATCTAAAAAATGCTATGCTAAAAAACAAAGTGTAAGAACAAATGAATATTATAACGCTGTTGCTGCTGGTAAAAATCCATCAATAGAATTTGTTATCAAAAGACTTAATTATAATGGTGAAGATGAATTAGAATGGAATAATACAAAATATTCAATTGTTAGAACGGTTGATCCAAAAAATAAATTTGATATAGTTTTAGTTTGTTCGAAAAAAATAGGGGTTAAATAATGGCTAACAAAGGAATATTGGATTTAAAAGATATTTTAAATGATTATTCTCACGATATTCAAGAAGCTATTACAGAAGAAGCACAAAAGATAGCAAAAGATGGAGCTAATACATTAAAAATTACATCACCAAAATCAAAAAGAAATACAGCGCATAAAGGAAAATATGCGAAAGGCTGGCGTGTAAAAACAACAACGGGAAGAGGATTTGTCAATTGTATTATTCATAATTCTACCGATTGGCAATTAACTCATTTGCTTGAAAAGGAACATTTAACTAGAAATGGTGGAAAATATGTTCCAAAAAGTAAACATATTGAACCGGTGCATGATAAATGTGTTAATGATTTTCAAAGTGGTGTCGAAAAAATTATTAAGAATGGAGGTTAAAAATGGAACATAAAGAGTTGTTTGAATTATTAAAAACTTTAAATATTCCAGTTGCTTATGATCATTTTGATGATAACAAAGATTTAGAACCACCATTTGCAGCATATAGGGAGCAAAGTCCTGATAATTTCAATGCTGACAATAAAACATATATAGGATTCAATAATTTTGAAATTGAACTTGTAACTGATAAAAAGGATGTTGTTTTAGAAAAGCAAATATCTGATTTATTAACCGATAATAATATTCCATATGACAAAACCGATGAAATATGGGATAAAGATGAAAAAATATATCATATTTTTTATGAAATATAAAGGAGGTCAAAAAAATATGGGAAAAGTAAAATTTGGTTTATCAAATGTACATATTGCACCATTAACTTATAATGGAAGCACATATACTTATGGTCAAGTAATTGCTATTCCTGGTGCAGTAAATTTAAGCTTGGAAGCATCAGGGGATACAAGTGATTTTTTTGCAGACAATATTAAATATTTCTCTGCAAGTGCAAATCAAGGGTATGAAGGCGATTTAGAAATTGCAATGTTACCTGATGAATTAAGAGAAACGATATTTGGTGAAACTAAAGATGAAAATGGTGCTTACATAGAAAGTGCTGATGATGTAATAAAACCTTTTGCCTTTGGATTCCAAATAGAGGGTGATGAAAAAGGAAGAAGATTCTGGTATTACAATTGTACAGTTTCAAGACCTAATAATGAAGCTTCAACTGTTGAAACTAGTAAAGAACCTGCAACTGATTCTTTATCGCTTAAGGCTATGCCTAGAGAAACAGATAAAAAGGTTCGTGTTTTATTACCAGAAAGTGCTACTAATACAGAAGCATATAATTCATTCTTTGAAACAGTTTATGAAGAAGTTCAACAAGCTTAATTAAACTACTCATTTAATGAGTAGTGAAATGTGCTACTCATTTTTAACGAGTAGCATTTTTTAGTGCTTATTAAAAGAAGGAGTGATAACAATGGCTAAAAAATTACAAGGTATAACAATTGAAATTGATGGGAATACAACAAAATTAAATGATGCAATAAAAAATATGAATAGTGCCATTAGTAGTGCTAATTCTGAATTAAAAGCTTTAAATAGTGCATTAAAATTAGATCCCAAAAATACTGAATTATTAGCGCAAAAACAAGAGGTATTAAAAAACAATATTGCTGCTTCAAAAGATAAATTAGAACAATTAAAAGAAGCACAAAGACAAATGGGTAATTATAATGAATTAACAGAAGAGCAAAAGGAAAATTATAGAGCTTTATCTGTTGAAATAGCAAAATCTGAAAATGCAATAAAAAGCATGAATAAAGAATTAAAAAATACAAATTCCATCGATTTGTCTAAAGTAAAAGACACGTTAAAAAAAGTAGGAGAAGTTGCAGCAGAAGTAATAAAAAAAGTTGCCGCTGTTGTTACGGCTGTTGGTGGTGCAATTGCTGGCGTTGTAACAGCTGGTGTAAAATCATATGCAGAATTAGAACAAAACATTGGTGGCGTTGAAACATTATTTAAAGATAATGCTGATAAAGTTATTGCTAATGCAAATAAAGCATATGAAACGGCCGGTTTATCCGCAAATGAATATATGGCAACAGTTACTTCGTTTAGTGCTAGCTTATTACAATCATTAGGTGGTGATACAGCGAAGGCAGCCGATGTTGCGGATATGGCTTTAATTGATATGGCAGACAATGCTAATAAATTTGGTACAGATATGCAATCAATACAAAATGCATATCAGGGGTTTGCAAAACAAAATTATACAATGCTTGATAACTTAAAATTGGGTTATGGCGGAACTAAAACTGAAATGGAAAGACTTTTAAAAGATGCCGAAAAAATAAGCGGAGTTAAATATGATATTTCTAACTTAAGTGATGTGTACAATGCTATTCATGTTATTCAAGATGAATTAGGCGTAACTGGTACAACAGCATTAGAAGCATCCACCACTATATCCGGTTCAATGAACTCAATGAAAGCTGCATTTGATAATTTCTTGAATGGTAGTGGAAGTCCAGAACAATTAGCACAAGCTGTTACGACATTTATAACTAATGTAAGTAATGTTATATTAAAATTAGCTCCATCTATATTAACAGGAATAACAACTTTAATTAGAGATTTACTTCCTAAAATTGGAAAGATTTTAATGGAAATGTTGCCTCAATTATTTCAAGCTGCGCAAGATTTAATTACTTCTTTATTAGGTATGATTCAAGAGAATGTTCAACCTTTAGCTGATACTGTTGTTTCTTTGGTTATGAGTTTAGTAAATTTTATATTAGAGAATTTGCCAATGATTATAGAAACCGGATTGCAGCTTATCGTTGCATTGGCAACCGGTATTGCCGAAAATATCGATGAACTTATACCAGCTGTAATTGATGCGATATTGAAAATTGTAGATATTTTATTAAATAATATAGATTTAATTATAGATGCAGCGTTTAAGCTTATTTTAGGTATTGACAAAGGACTAGTAAAAGCTACGCCACAAATAGTAGCGCAAGTTCCAGGCTTAATTACGAAAATAATTGCTGCTTTAGTTAAAGCTTTGGCTAGTGTTGTAGATGTAGGCGTTCAATTAGTTAAAGGGATTTGGCAAGGCATAAGTAAATCATTTGATTGGATTAAAGATAAAATAAAAGGCTGGGTTGGGAATGTATTAAAATTCATAAAGAAACTATTCGGAATCCATTCACCATCAAAAGTAATGGAAAAACAAGTTGGTGAAAATTTGGGTTATGGTATTGCAGAAGGTATTGATAATACTGTTTCAGATGTTGAAGAGGCAATGAAAGGATTAACAAACAAGGTTGAAGCAAGTGTAAACCCAACAATCAATCCAACAGCTAATTCTAATCCTTTAATTATCCAAATAGAAAATTTTAATAATACGAGGGGAACGGATGTTCAAGCATTAGCAGAAGAACTTGAATTTTATAGAAAAAATTCCGCATTAGCTAAAGGAGGTGCTTAATATGCTTTTATGGAAAAATATAGATTTTAGAAATAAAGGCATTATTGTTGAAGAAACACCAAAAATATCTAAAGGAAAAAAGAATATAGATATATACACCATTCCAGGAAGAAGCGGTTTCTTATCAATAGACAACGGAACATATGATAGTTTTGTTATTTCTGTTTCATGTCATTTTAATGAAAATGCTAATTTCGATGAAATAAAAGAATATTTAGATGGATATGGAACTATCTCATTGGATGGTCAAAGAGAATATACAGGGATCATCCAAAATTCTATTTCTTTTGAAAAAGTCTTAATGTTTAAAAAATTTGTTGTTCAATTTTTAGTAAATCCGATTGCAGAAGATATCAATTCAACTACATACAATGTTGAAAGTTCTTCTGATATTTTAACTATATCTGGGGCTACTGCTGAAATAAATCCGATAGTAGAAATAACAGGCAGTGGCGATGCAACAATAACAATAAATAACAAATCTTTTGTTTTATATGATATGGATGGTAAATTTATTTTAGATTGCAAATCAAAGGTAATAACTAAAGATGGAATAAATGTTTCTAATAAAATGCAGTATGATTTTCCTAAATTATATAATGGTGAAAATACGATTGATTATGTTGGAAATATATCAGAATTTAAAATAATTTATAAGAAAGCTTATTTGTAGGTGACACTTATGAATATATATTTAGAAACAGAAACAAATTTTAATAATAATGGATTAGGATTTTTAACTGATTGTTTAGAAGCATTAGTTACGGAAGAATTAAATGGTGAATATACTTTAAATTTTACTTATCCACTTAATTCAATAATGAGTAAATATTTAATTGAAGGGAATATTGTTAAATGTAATGTAGGAAATGACAATTATCAATTATTCAGAATCAAAAAAATTGAAAAAGATTATTCGATTATATCAGTGTATGCAATCCATATTTTTTATGATTTATTAGAAAATTTTATTGAGGACACATCACCGCAAAATATGGATGCCGCATCTTTATGTGAGTGGATATTAGATAAAACTGTATTTCAAAATAATTTCAGTGCATATACTAATATTTCAAAAATTGCTAGTGCAAGATATGTCAGAAGAAATCCAATAGAGTGTATAATAGGCGAATTGAAAAATTCTATCATAAATCTTTATGGCGCAGAAATAGAAAGAGATAATTATTTAATAAAAATATTAGATAGAAGAGGAAACAACAATAATGTTAAACTTATTTTTGGTAAAAATATAACGGACATAGCTATTACAGTTGATATCACCTCACTTTATACAAAAATAATGCCTATTGGTTTTGATGGACTGATGTTGCCTGAAAAATATGTTGATAGTCCTTTAATAAATAATTATCCAACACCTAAAATAACAAAATATGAATTTAGCGATATTAGGTATGATCCAGAAGATGAAGAAGCATATCATACTTTAACAGAGGCTTATCAAGCATTAAGAAATGCGACAAATGAACTATATGATGCAGGAATAGACAAACCAGCTATCAATATAAAAATTGATTGGTTAGAGCTATCAAAAACTCAAGAGTATTATAATCAATACAGCGCATTAGAAACTGTTAAATTAGGTGATACCATTTTTGCTGAACTATTTGGCTTAAATTATGAAACCAGGGTAATAAAAACTCAATATAATCCACTAACAGATAGAATTGAATCATACGAAATAGGAACGCCTAAACCATCGTTCCAAAATACCATGAATAGTATTGCATCATCTGTTGAAGAAGTAAATGTTGATAGCATACTTACTCAAGCTAGAGATACAGCAACTTCTTTAATAACTTCTGCAATGGGTGGATATATTTATAAAACACATAATGAATTATATATTATGGATACGGACAACCCAGCAACAGCTCAAAAAGTATGGCGTTGGAATCTTAATGGATTAGGGTATTCCAGCACAGGAATAAATGGCCCATACGGATTGGCTATTACACAAAATGGCGCAATAGTAGCTGATTTTATCACTACTGGAAGGTTAAATACTAGTGTTATTGAAGGCTATGATTCATTAGTACAATCTGTCAATAGAATTGTTGATTTAACTGATTTTATTAAAACTTCCACTGGAACAAATCAACTGATGTTAGAGAATACTGTTAATAGCAATGGTGCTATCGACACATTAAAAATCAAAGGCTTAAATCCAATGCCTTTATATCCAGGGATGACATTTCCACATAATTATACATATCCTGGCGTTTTAACGATGTATGAGTTGATATTTGATAATTCAAGCACATTAACAGAGAACGCAAGTCATGTATATTTACAATCACCAATACCGTTAAGAACATATAATGATATTTATGATGAAATAGTAATTGAAAATAATATAGCGAGTGTTATTCAAAGAATCGGTTTAAATTCAAATAACGAATTATATGAATTATCAGAACCAATAAATCATTATATAGGTGATGCGATATTGCCAACATACAATGGAACAACATATATTTATTTAAAATATTTCTCATCTGCATTATATGAATGTGAGTATATGATTCAAAATGATTTTACGAAAAATTTTGCTACCAAAAGTGATACTCAAGCTATTATAAGCATCACAGATGCCATAAATTTGCAAGTACAAAATAAATGTGGCAAAGATGAAGTTGTTAATCAATTAAATATTAGTAAAGATGCAATTTTAATTCGTGGTAATAGATTTTTGCTAGAAGCTGATAACCTTACAATAGATCAACAAGGAAATATTTATTTGAATGATGGCTCTAAAGTTATTGGCGGTGATGGATTGTTAACCAATCTTCAATTTAGCAGTGGCGATGAATTAAAATTTTTAGGTTTTGAACCTTACGATACAATGGGAAGCGGTAGTTCAAATAGTTATAATAATATTGTTATAAATGCTGAAATACCAGACAACTTTACTGTTGTTAGTGCGATAATCACTTTAATACATAGCCCAGTAAATTATTTGGATGGAATGGCTTCTAGTCCAACTTACTATTGGGGGTATGCTAGAAAAGTAAAAGCATATAAAACAATAGGATTGGAAAACTTTTATAAATGCGCAGTATTGTTTAGTTCATTGTATCAAGAAGGCGGCGGCACATTACAAGAAATATCTGGTTCATTCGGTTCAAATGGATTTACTGCTAATTCTGCATCTGATTCATCACATAGTACACAAGTTGTTTATTCCAGCGACATTAAAGATGCGTTATCTAAAGGATGGAACAGAATTGTCTTACAATCAGCTGATACTATGCCTTATAATTCAGATTTCGAACAAAATGCAGTTTTATGTAGCCAAAAAACAGGTAGTGCTATCGCAATATTGAATGTTTTTGGTTATACATCATTTGAATGATAGAAAGGAATTTATAAATGGAAAGATTAAAACTAAATTTGACATTGCCACAAAAAGCAATAGATCAAGTTATTGAAACAAAAATAAATGAAATAATTGACTATATCAATAAAAATAACAATATAAAAATCATTGAAGAAAAGGAGGAAAATGATGAAAAAACTATTGACACAGATGAGTAAGTCAAGTATGCTTTTACATACATACATACATACATACATACATACATACAAACAAGGCTTACGCCAAAAATTATCAAATTATGGAAGGAGGTGCAGCTATTTAGTAGCAGCACCTCTTTATTATTGGAAGGGGGCAAGGCATAGTTATTATTCTTGCTCTTATCCTTTAAATAGAGGTGGTTCTCTATGATTTTTGATGAGTTCAAGGACTATCCAGACACAACAACCCCTTTAAATGCTAGTTTTCTTAATGGATTGTTAAATTTGTTAATGCCAATAGGTAAAACAGAAATATTTTATGATAATGAAGATCATAGCAATTATATGGGATTTACATGGGAAAGAACTTCAATCGGAAAAGTTCCAGTTGGTATAAACACAGCAGATACCGATTTTAATACCATAGGAAAAACAGGCGGCGAAAAAAAGCATACACTAACAGTTAGCGAAATGCCATCACATAGTCACAATGTTTATTTGAGTGGCGGTTCAATTGCATCTGGTACAGGTAGGTTAAATTGGCAAGCTAATACAGCGCAAAAGTTTGGTGGAGCTGTCGAAGCAACAGGTGGTGGTCAATCTCATAATAATTTACAACCATATGAAGTAATGGCGTTTTGGAAAAGAGTAGCATAAGAGCAAAATAATAAGCCGAATATATGGCTTTAAAAGAATTTAAAGATTATCCAAATACAGAAACCCCAATTGATGCAGAAAACTTAAATTTTAATTTTAACGAATTAGATCAAATAATTGATGAAAAAATATCAGAAAATACACAATCAGATTACACTATTGGTAGTGGTGGTGTAAAATGCGGTTATCAAGTGAATGGGAAGGATGTTTATGTTAAATGTGTAAATTGTGGAGCATTGCCGAATGGGACAATAACTAGAAAAGATGTTGATACTGGCATACCACAAACAGCAAAAATAATTCAAGCAACAGCTGTTGCTATCAACTCATCCAATAACACATTGGTTATACCATATGCTCAATCAACTTACATATGTTTTGCTGTTGCAACATCATCTTCTGTTTCTACCACAAATTATTGTGCGAGATTTGATGTATCAAGCGGATCAGATAGAAGTCCATATAATGGATATGCAACTATTTATTATACTTTATAGAGAACATTACTAAATAGCCAAAAATATGGCTTTAAAAGAATTTAAAGATTATCCAAATACAGAAACCCCAATTGATGCAGAAAACTTAAATTTTAATTTTAATGAATTAGATCAAAAAATCGATGATGAAGTAACTAATAATACACAGATAGATTATACAACAGGTGGGGCAGCTGTAAAATGCGGTTATCAAATAGATGGAAAAGATGTGTATGTTAAAAGAATCAATTTTGGTGCGTTGCCTAATAATGGAACAAAGACAGTCGCAACAGGTATTGATTTCTCTAAATATACTTTAATTAAAATTGAAGGAATAGCTAAATTTGCTAATAATAATATTGCATTTTCGCTTCCTTTTGCTCATCCATCTATGCTAAGTTATTCAATTATGGTTAACATTGATAATTCAAATAATATTGCGGTTACCACAGCAAGTGATAGATCTGGTTATAATGGTTCTTTTAATATTTATTATATTTAATAGAAAGGGATTAACATGAATGATAACAAATTTCAAAGAGAAGTTTTAGATCGCTTAATGCGATTAGAAACAAAAATTGATTTACAAGATTATAAAGGCATATCCGAAAAAGTTGATATTGCATTGAATAAAGCAAACAACAACGAGGAAAGAATAAACAAATTAGAGGATAGCAATAAATGGATAGCAAGGCTAGTAATTGGCGCTATAATTGGCGGAATACTAGCTTTTGTTTTTAAAATTTAAAGAAAGAAGGTTATATATGAAAAAGGCGTGGAATGATTTAAAGTCATTCGTAACCGTTGCTATGATAGTAATTTTATTTATTATCGTTATAGGCGACTTATTTGGCTTAAATTTAACTGATAATGTTTTAATTTTAGTAACAAATTTAATAACTGCAGTTTTTACTTATTATTTCACAAAAAAAGATACAGAAAAGAAGGAGGATGAATGAATAATGGAAGAGAAAGAAATTTTTAAAGATGAAACCGGAGAAATATTTGATGTAGAAAATAATCAAGAATTTAATAATGGAAAAGGGGATGATGAAAATGAGTAATAGTTCATTAGTTCAATATACAAAATTATCCCCAAATTGTAACAAACCGAGAAAAAGCAAAATAAAAAAGATTACAATCCATCATATGGCAGGTGTTTTATCGGTGGAAACATGCGGAAATATATTTCAAAATCCTAATAGACAAGCGAGTTCTAATTATGCAATAGGTTCAGATGGAAGAATTGCTATGTATGTTGAAGAAGCCAATCGCTCATGGTGCAGTTCAAATGCAGAAAATGATCATCAAGCAATAACTATCGAAGTATCAAACAGCAAAAACGGTGGCGATTGGCCTGTATCTGATTATGTGTTATCAAGACTAATTGATTTATGCGTGGATATATGTAAAAGAAATGGTATTTCAAAGTTAATATATGATGGTACAAAAAATGGAACATTGACAAGACATAATATGTTTGCTAATACTGCATGCCCCGGACCTTATTTACAAAGTAAATTTCCGTATATAGCTGAAGAAGTAAACAAAAGATTAAATAATTCAAATAATTCTGATATGCAAACTCCACCGCTCGTAAATGATCCATTTCAAGGTGTTAGTGATGAAGAACTTGCAAAAAGAGTTTGGAAAGGCGAATTTGGAAATGGTGATGAAAGAAAACAAAAACTAGGTTCAAGATATGCTGCGGTTCAAGCTTTAGTTAATAAAGGCATAGGAAAAACACCAACGCCAGCTGATAATAAAAAATACCATGTAGTTCAAAAAGGCGATACATTGTGGTCAATTGCTAAAAAATATTATGGTAATGGCAACCAATATTCAAAAATAGTTCAAGCAAATAATATTAAAAATCCAGATTTAATATATCCAGGGCAAAAATTATTGATACCATAGAAAAAGCATCCGTTTTGGATGCTCTTTTTTTATGCAATAATATCTTCATTTTTTTTACTCTATTTTTACTCTGAAATATGTGAAAAATATAAAAAATAAGAGTAAAAACAAAAAATACACAATAAAAAATCCCTTTATTTAAGGGAATTTGTTTTTTTTATAAATCCCGTACGGGTCACCAAATTGTATATAAAATTCCCTTATTTTAAGGGAATTTTTTATTTTTTACTCTCATTTTTACTCTGACTTTCATTTTGAAAGATATTTGAAGAGGCATTTATTAACTTTTTTTTCACTGCTTTTGAAAGTCCACCATAGAAGTTTACCGTTGTTGCAAAATTGATATGTCCGATATTCCTAAAAAAATTTTCTAATTCAATACCTTGGGATAACATATTTGCAACATATGAGTGTCTTAAATTATACATTGTAATTTCCGATACAGAAGCTTTATTTATGTAATATTTGAAATGTTTCCTTAATGTTTGATCACTATATGGTTTACCTGTTTCGTGATTTAAGAATATTATAGTATCTTCATTTATTTCAATATTTAATTCATATGTTAAAAAGTTTTTAAATCTATCTATTTCAATAAACAATTCATCAGGGGCTTGAGCATATCTTTCTGAATCGTAAGTTTTAGTTGTTGAATAAAAGTCTGGTTCATCTGGATCAATCGTATGAGCTATATAAACTAGATTAAGGTCTTTTATAAAACTATTAAAATGTAATATTCGTGTTTCACCAATTCTATCACCAATCGCCATTCCAATACATGCTAATGTATTAACTAAATATGCTTTCTTTTTTTCTTTAATAGTTCCATATTTTATATCGTATTCCAAAGCATTTTTAAATCGTATAAATTCTTCAACTTCCCAAAACTTAATTTCACCTTTTTCAACTTTTATTTTTTTAATTCTTACTAAAGGATTATCATCTATATATTTTTTTTCTATACACCAATTAAAAAACGCTTTTAATTCTTTCAATGTGTTATTTTTTTGTTTATCTGAAGTTTCCTCAAATATATCACTTTTGAAGAAAATTGTAGCATCATGTTCTGATATTTTTATTAGTAATTTGTCAGGGTAGAAGTATTTAATATATTTGCTATAAGCTACGCGTTTCTTTTTAAGAGTATTTTTGGCTAGTTTTTTTACATTTGTACAATCATAAATATATTTATCCCAAAACGTGGTTACAGTTCCTCTTGTTTCAATTTTTTTCTTTTGAACAAATGAATCCCTAATTTTAACTGCTTCTGAAATATCAAATATTTTTAAACCATCAATTTTACTTACTGAAGTTTTAATAGGTTTTGTTATATCTATTACATAATTTTTATTTTTTTTATTTCTATATATATTTTGATATCGCGTTTTTTCATATATCTTTAAATTCATTGTATCACATCCTTTTTTTCTTTATTTATCAACTGGATTATGATATAATGTAATAGAAAAATCCATTACATTATATCATCGATATTTTGTTTTTAGTTTTGCTGACTAATTGAGATTTTTCATTAGATCTACTGTTACCGCAGTAGGTCTTTTTTATTTTAATTAATGTTAAAAGTATTACCACAATTTTGGCATACACCTAACTTTTTGGTTGTATTAACAATTTTTTTCTTTTTACCAATGCCAAATACTTTAAATATTAACGCAGGAACAGTAAATATTAACCATTTAATAAATATCCACCACCATCCAATTAATATCCACCATATAAATCCATGATGAGCATTTACTAATTTAGATTCATTTACAACTTGAATAGAAATATTTTCACCATTACATTTAGGACATGTCATTATTTCACCACCTTTCATTAAACTATAACCTAGTTCTTTTTTCTTTTGCAATTCCAATAATTTTAACCGGCAATGATTGAATTTGCTCGATATTGTAAAAAGTAGGCACATAACTATCAGAATTATTAACATTAAGGGGTACTAGAGTTATACCATTGTCTGTTATTGTTACGTTTTTAAATGTGGCATCGTATCCATTAACCATAACTGCGCAATCTTTTTTGTTAGCTGCAATGTAATCATTTGTGTACTCAAATATGACAATGTCTTTTTCTTGATATTTAGGCATCATTGAATCACCGCTTATTAAAAGCCCATAAAATGATTTTCCACCTTTAGTCCATTCTTTAGGTATATCTACATATTCTATAATATCTTCTTGTGCTTCCATTTCTATACCGGCTTTAATAGTTCCTAATACAGGTATTTGAATTACATCACAATGGACATCAACTATTTTCCCATTATCAAAATTATAGTCTTTGCCAATTAAATCAGGAAGATCTACATCCAAAGCATGTGCTAATAAAACAAGATTATCAACAACGGGTGATACTTCACCAGCTTCCCATCTAGCTATTGAGGCTTGAGTAATAGGCTTTATAATTTCATCGCTAGTACCATTATTATTTTTTGCCAATAATTCAGTTCTTCTAGCCAGTTCGCTTTGAGATAAACCTTTCTTTTCGCGTAAATATTTAAGATTGAATCTAAAATAATTATTCATAGACATTCCCCTTTCTATACATATTATAATATATATTTTACACAAAAACAAGAAAATTATGAAAAGATGTATAAAAAGTGTTGACTTATGAAAAGATGTATAGTATTATTGGTTTAGATAGGAGGGATAAGATGTTAGAAGAGATTAAATTTCTTCGTTCTGGGATTGCAAAGGAATTAAAAAAATTGCGTATCGAAAACGATTATACTCAAGAGGACGTATCATTAAAATCTGGCGTAAACATTGGAACTATTGTAAGATATGAGCAAGGCTCAGTTACTGCAAGCTTAGATAAATTATGTGAAATTTTAGAAATTTATAATATTGATTTACATATATTTTTTAAACTCATCTATGAAAAGATGTATAGAAACAATAATTAGTCAGCAAAACTAAAAACAAAAACTAAAAACAAAAGTGATATAAGAAAGGATTTTTAAAAATGAAATTAGAATATTATTCCGCAAAGGATATAGCAGCAAAATTAGGATGCTGTTTAAGTAAAGCTTATGTGTATATAGATAAGCTTAATAAAAATTTAAAAAGTGAACATCCAAATTTAGTTATTATTGATCATAAAATACCAATTTGGTACTGGGAACAAAAAACAAAACCAATAAAAAATGCAGAGGTTCAAGATGAAAACTAAAAGATATAGATTAAAACCAGAAGTAAAAAAAATTATGAATATTATTTTATTACTATTATTAGGAGCTTTAATTGGAATAGCAATTTATCAATTATTTACTATTAAAACTATTAAATCAACCCCAGCCGGTAATTATGAGTGCAATGGTGGGTTAATTAAAATTTGTTCTGGAAGTAAAGAAGTAGCCGATTATTTAGGGGTATAGGCCAATGAAAAATCCAGCTGTCTTATTTTATACAAGTGATTTTATAACCGGAACATTGTTTATGACTAATGAAGAAGTAGGGGCTTATATTAGAACATTATGCATGCAACATCAAAAGGGGCATTTAACAGAAGAAGAAATTCAACAAATTTGCAAAAAAAATGAAATTTTTTCTTCAATTATCGTTCACTTTAAACAAGATAAAAAAGGTCTTTACTATAACAAAAGGATGGATAAGGAAAAAGACAAAAGGCAAAAATACTCGGAAAGTAGGGCAAGAAACAGGTCAAATCCTAATAAAGATATAAAAAACATATCTTCCACATATGAGAACATATCAAAATCATATGAAGAACATATGGAAAATGAAAATGAAGATGAAAATATAAATGAAAATAATATATTAGATTTATATACAAATACTATAAATTCTAATATTAGTTCTATAGAATATGAAAAATTAAATAATTATATAAATATCTTTAAAAATGATTTAAGAATTATTAAATATGCCATTGAGTATTGCAAAATGTATAAAGCTTATAACATCAACTACTTATGTAAGATTTTAAACAATTGGGAAAAGTCTGGTTATAAAACTTTAGAACAGGTAAAAGAACAAGAAAAAGTTCATAAAAGTAATGAAAATAATATTTCAAACGAAACTATAGAATTGTTTGATTATGATTGGTTAAGTGATGGTGATGAAGATGTATAAAGAAGAAAAACATGGATTATTTGATTATTTGAAATTAAGAAAAGAGTATAACACACTTTTAAACAAATATGAAACTTTATTAAGTAATACAAAAGAAAAATGTTTTGAAGTTATTTATAACAAAATCAATGATGATCAATCAATAGTCAGATTAAAAAAAGAAAATAAAATGTTAAGACAACAAGTCAAGACTTTAAAAGAAATTGTAAAGGAGGAACATGATGGAAGAAATAATTCCAAGAATGCCAGGTCAAAATCCTCTACTAGAAACAAGAGCAGAAGCAGAACTAAAAGTAAATAAAAAAAATCATTATTTTCAGATAATAGAAATACTTAATGATTTTAATATACCAATGACAGCCAAAGAAATAGCTGTTGAAATGAAAAAAAGAGGATATAGCAAGACTGATGAAAGAAATGTATCAGCGCCAAGAATAACAGAAATGCTTCAAAAGGGATGGCTAGATTGTGTTGGTAAGAAAAAATGTCAATATACCAATACAGAAGTTGGGGTATTTATTGTTAGAAATGTAAGATAGGTGATTTTATGGGAACTAGAAGGATTAAACATTTTGGAGGGCAACAAGCAACATTGCCAATCAAAAATGATAAACAGTTAAGAACAGTAATGCTTTATTTACTGCAAAAGAAGGAACACGCCAAAACGCCAATTAAATATTATTTGGCTTATAGAAATTATATGTTATTTCTAATTGGTTTTAATACAGCATTTAGAGCAGAAGATTTACTTCAATTAAGGGTAAAGGATGTTATTAAAGGGTTTGTTTCTATAAAAGAAAATAAAACAGGTAAAGTACAAAATTTTAGGATGAATAAACAATTGCACCAGGAAATATTAGATTACATTAAAGAATTTGATTTAAAAGAAAATGATTATCTATTTATGGGGCAAAAGAAAAGAGATACATACAAAGGGAAAAGTTATAAAGTTATTTATCCGATAACACGCCAAAATGCAAGAAACATTTGTAAAGATGTTGCAGATGCAGCTGGAATTGATTTTAAATTCGGATTGCATAGTTTAAGAAAAACATTCGGTTATATGTACATCAAAAAAGGTGGCAAAGTGATGACTTTAATGAAAATGTATAACCATTATGCTCCAGATGTAACACTTTTATATGTTATGTGGGGTAAAGAAGATGCAGAAGCAGATCGTGAATCTACATTTATAGGAGGGATTAAATGAAAGTAGAATTGGAAGCCAAAAATATCATAATTGATGGAATAGATGTTTTTGATCATATAGGAAAAGTTGAAAAAGAAGCAAATGAATTAGTTCAAAGAATAAATAAAGCAATTGATTATATAGAAAATAAAGGAATTAGTTGCTTATATCTTGAAGATGAAGATTTACTAAAAATATTAAAAGGAGTTGAAGATAAATGAAAATATTTGGAATATCTAAAAAAGAATTAAAAAGAAGATTATTAGAAGTTCAAGAAGAAAAGAAAAATTTAATGTTTATTAACGAAGAACATAAAAAAGTAAATGGCAAAATAATGGAAGAATTAAAAGTCCAACAAAAATTAGTTACCAAAAAAGCTAACAAGATAAATGAACAGGCAAAAGAAATAGAAAGTGCTAAAGAAGTTATTTCTAGATTAAGTGAAGATATACTTCAATATAAAAATACAATCAGAAAAATAAATGGTTCTAAAGGCGGTTTAAAAACCGAAAACAATAAATTAAAAAAATTAGTTGAAGAACTAACTAAAAAGTTGGAAGAATCAATGACAGATAAATACATATTAAAAAAAGTTCCAGCTGGTAAAAGGCCAAAAGGTGAACCAATAAGAATAAAAAGTCATACAGTGCAAAGTAAAATTGTTAAACAAATGCACAGGGAGGATTCAGATGAATAAGTTAATAACAATAATTTTGGATAATTATTATACAAAAAAATTTATTGCATCTATACAAGAAGATATTACAAGAACACATGGTGTTTTATTAAGAGCAGTGTCTAATCATGGGGATATAGATATTTACTTAAAACCATATACAAGTTCAGATTTTACATTTATTTGTGGTTTTAGCAAAGCCAATGCTCTGGAATGTTTATTAAGGGATAGAACAAAATTCCTAAAATTTATTGAAAAGACAATAAATGATAATTATGAGAATGGAACATGGAGGTAATTGTTATGTTTGATAAGATTAAAGGTATTTTAAAAGAGATTTCAGATTGTCCTAATGTTTATATATCTCAAAGCCAAGAATATGTCCTAGAGCCGATTGTAGGCAGTGATATTAAAGATTATTTTAGATACTTAAAGTTCGCGATTATAAAAAAATATGATCATGTTGAAAGAGTTGTATATAAAGCAAGCTGCAAAGAAAATAATCCAGAAGAATATTTAAAAGAAATATTAAATGATCTTACAATCATTAAAAACAATTATTTGAAGGTTGGCGAATTATGAAAATAATAGATTTATTAAATAAAATAGCAAATAATGAGAAAGTGCCGAAAAGAGTTAGATATATAAATTTAATATGGGAATATGATGATGAAATAAAAGACTATATTCATGATGATTTATATTTATTTTATAAAATTAATGGCATAGGACTAACTGAAAATTATGTAGAAATCCTAGAAGAAGAAAAGAAAATACCTGAAAAATTAGAATTACCATCATTTATAGAATTTAAAACAATGACACCAGAAGAAAGATATGTAATAACTGCAAGAGAATATGATGTTCTTAATGACTTAATAGATTATCTTAAAAGCAAAGGAGATGATTAGAAGTGTTTGGCAAAAAAGAATTAGAAAATAAGATAAAAGAGCTTGAGGAAGAAAACCAAAATTTAAAACAAGAAAATCAAAAATTAAGTGAAAGTTATGGTAAATCAATATCAAAACAATATTTAGAAAGAATAGATACATTAAATAACAGAATAGAAGAACTAAATAATGATAAACAAAAATTAAAAAATGAAATAGACGATTTAAAAATCAGTAAGCAACAAATATCTTCTAATTATAGTGATACAAATAGGCGATATGAAGCATTAAAGTATGATTTCAATAGTGCAAACGAATTAAACAAAAAATATCGTGATGATATATGTGAATTAGAACAATCAAAAGGAAAACTACAAGAAGAAATAGAAACACTAACTAAAAGATTAAAAGAAAAAGAAATAGAGATAGAAGCATATAAAAATGCAATTCAAAATATATCAGTTAATTTTAATGGAACAATTAAAAGTACACCAAAGAAAGCAAGTAAAAGCAAAGGAGAATAAGTATGAAATTTTTATTAATTTGTTTTATAATTATGAGTTTTGTAGGAGTGAAATTTTCAAGTGATTTTGAAGAATGGTGTTCTTTTTGGTTTTTTATTACTTGTATGATATTTGGAATTGTATTGTTTATTATAGAATTATTTTAGAAAGAGAAGGAGAATAAGTATGAATGAAGAAATGAGAGTGTATGAAGAAGTTAAAGAATATTTAGATGAAAGTTTAGCAAAAGATAATGAACCAAAAAAATATCAACTGTTATTAAGAATACAACAAATGTATAAAGAATTATACCAATTAAAAATAGGTTATAAAAGAGTAATTCAAGAAGATTTTAAAGAAGAATTAATTAATGGTATATATAGTGCAAGACAAACTTTATACAATTATAATCATAAAAGTTATAAAAAAGAAGACATTTTACAAGGTATGAACTTTGCAATAGATACTTTAAATGATTTAATTGTTTTAGAAAGCAAAGGTGAGTAATAATGGAATTATGGCAAGCAGTATTTGCAACATATTCATCAGAAAAGCAAAACAGAATTTTAACAAATATGAGTGTATATCAAATGCCTGAAAAGTGATAAAAATCGCAAATTAAAAGTATTGTAAAGTTTTTATAAAAAGAAAATTAAAGAAAGCATTATAAAATCTAGGAATAATTAAAAATAAACTGCATATAAAAAACTTTTCGGTTTTATGTGTTATGACAAGTTTATTTAACTAGGGAAAGGAAGTGAAAATAAAGCATGAAATTAAAAGATATATTAAATCATATTGATAGTGATTTAGAATTTGAATTGTATAAAGGTGAAAGAATTGGAATATTTAAAATTACAGATAAGGGCGTAAATCAATATTTAGAGGAAGAAATTATTATATTTGAAGTTAGAAACAATAGACTTATGATTGATTTGGTTTATTAGAAAGGAAGTAAATTATGAATATTTCTGAAAGAGTAGAATTTAAAGATTTAAAAATGAAAGCAATATCAAAAATGATGGATAATCCAAAAAAACTAGTGAATGGTTTGATAACTATTGGATATGATTTTTCAGAAGAAAGAGATCATTGTTGCTTAATAGTTGGTAAACCTAGAGGAAATTCAGAAATAATGATTATTAACGAATTTTATGATGAGGAAGCTGATATTTTATTTAGAAAGTTAATAGGTGATAAAAATGATTAGTGGTGCAAATGAAAAAGAATTAGAAAATGCTAATGATAGAGCAGATTTATTATTAGAAATAGATAAATTAAAAGATATTAACTTTAAGCAAGAATATGAACTTGAAAATAGGATGATTAAAATTGATTATTTACAAAGTCAAATTTCTAAAATAAAGGAAGCCATTGAATTAGATTTGTCATTTGCAAAATCAGCTTTAAAAATGGAAACAAATCCAGATTCGACTAAATCAATAAATGATTTGATTAAATATGATGAAAATTTATTAAAGATTTTAGATGGTAAAAGTGATTAACTTTAAAGATCAATGTGATAGATGCAATAAGTTTAAGATTCTTAAAGGATATAAAGAAGAATGTTTATGTATTGATTGTTTATTAGAAATTTTAAAAGAAAGGAATGTGATTGATATGGATGGAATTGAAAGAATAAAAGTATTAGCAGCCGAAATAACTGATAAACCTTTATTAAAAATAATTGAATATCTTTTAAACAGGTCTGATATGAATGAAAAATATTTAAGTGAAGAAAAAAGTCTTTCTCAAATGGTACAATTCATTAAATCAGAAGCAAAAAAGCAAGCCATAAATGGCGTGGCTATGATTGAAGATGAAGAAGTATTTGGTTGGGCAATTCATTATTTTGATGAAACTAATGAAAATCTAGGACTTAATATAAAACCAGACAAAATTGACAATAAAAAAGATAATTCCGACAAAAAAGAAGAAAATTGTCAAAATGAAGATAAGCCAATTATTAAAAAAGAATATGCTCCAGAAGGGCCATTACAATTAACATTATTTTAGATCATGTATTTAACTAAAAAAATACGCGATTTAATGGATGAATTTGATGATGAAATATATTTACCTAATAAGTTTGATTATTATGTTAATAAAATAAAAGGTAATCACAAATTGATTATAAAAAGCAAAAATGGTTATCATTGCGATAATTGTGATGTTGATTTTCAAAAGAAAAAAATTTCAAGAGTTCGTTGGGGTGAAAAATGGATAAAATGTCCTAATTGTAAAAAATTACTAATTGTTAAATCAAACAGATTAAAAAAGTTTGATCAACGAGATGCCTTTTGTATAATCGAAAAATTTAAAGGATATACAATTTATAGATTATTTGAAATTAGAACCGATTATTACAACGGAAGTTATAAAAGCCATGTATGCGAATATGGAAGGCAATTATTTGATGAATATTTTAATTATATTTATGAAATCTATAATGACAACATAAGTGCAACTATAAGCGGAAAATATATAAATCATAGATATTTTATGAATTATAATTGGCGTAGAAATGGAAGTTACTATCATACTTTAGGCGATGTTTATATGCTTTATCCATATAATTTAAAAAAAATATTTAAAAATACAAAATGGCAATATTCACAGATATGGGAATTTGCAAAACACATTGATTACTTTAATGTAGCAAATTTTATGTCATCATATTCAAATGGAATAGAACATCTTATTAAGAACAAATTGTATTTATTAACTGATGATTTATTAAGTAATACAAGTAAAGGATATATGATAAAACTAGATTATAGGTATGTTAAAGAACACTTAAATTTTATTAGAAAATACACTCTAAATATAGATGAAATTACAATTATGAAATATTTTAATATTTCTGATATAAAGTTAATTCGTAAATATAGCGAATATGCTGATAATTTAGTGGATATTTTAAAAGAGTTAAATATCAAATTGGAATTAGTAGATAAATATGTCAAAGATGCTAAGGATGCTTTTTGCGAATATATTGATTATCTTCAAATAAGCAAAATATTAGAATATGATATGAAAGACAAGAAAATATTATATCCTCCAAATGCTCAAGAAGCTCACGATAGAGTTATGAAAATTCAAAATGATCTTAAAGATAAAATGTATCAAAAACAAATAAAAAAGAGATACGAGGAAATTAAAAAATATACTTATAAAAATAAAAAATACATAATATATCCAGTTAAAAATCAAAAAGAATTAGTTAATGAATCTAAACAACAAAATAATTGTGTTAAAACATATGCTGAAAGAATAGCGAATGGAACTTGCGATATATATTTTATGAGATTATTATCTAATGTCAAAAAATCACTTGTTACAATAGAGGTAAGAAATAATAAGGTTGTTCAGCAAAGGACTAAAAACAATAATGATACCACTAATAATCAAAAGAAATTTTTAGAATTATGGGAAAGGAAAATATTAAATGGATGAAAAAGAAATAACTAAAGTAGTATTACAAGAATTGGAAGCTATGGGAATGTTAAAAAGAAAAAATGATACATTTAAGAATACAGAGTCAGTTTTATATAGCTATAATACAATAAAAGAAACGATTGGCCAAAGAAAAAGCCAAATAAACGATTTAAAAAAATATGGAATGCCGAAAAAATCAAAATCTATAACAGTTATGTCAGAACATGGGATTGTAATTGAAGAGAATGACTTGTTAGATACAACAATTAAAAATATTGAAAAATCGATTATTAAAACTAAAGTAATATTAAATTACATTGATGGAATTTTAAGTAAATTTCAATCAGATCCATATTATGACATTATAAAATTAAAATATTTTGATAAAAAGACACATGAAGAAATTGCAGAACATTTACAAAAAGATGTTTCTACCGTAAATAGAAATAAGAACAGATTAGTTAATGAAATAAAAGTTTATTTAATGCCGAATGATTTAATTACCGATTTATTAGGATATTAAAAAGAGTAAATGCACAAATCGTGCAAAAAGTGTGCCATTTACATAACATTTTTTAAATATTATAATAGGTAAAATGAAATTTTTATAAAGTAGCATTCGGTTGAATTGCTACTTTTCTTTTTACCTCCAAAAGAAAGGATGTGGAAATATGAAAAAAATGATTAAAATTGATAATAAAGAATATTTTTTACAATCAAGTGCATATACACAATTTGCTTATAAAAATGAAACTGGTCGCAGTTTCTTACATGATTTACAAGAAATAATGAAAGTTACAAATTCTAAAAAGAATGATGAATATTCAGTTGATGATTTAGATAATGTAACCGAATTGATTTTAAAAATATCTTATGTGATGATTCAGGAAGCCGATGAAAAACAAGTAACAGATTATAAATCCTTTATTAAAGGAATAGAAAGTTTATATGATGATACAAATTGGATAGATGAAGTTATAACTTTAGCGTGTACACCCATATCAAGGCAGCTACAAAAAATTAAATAATAATTCAAGTTCTAGTGAACCAATGGATGAGTATGAAGTAGTTGCCCTAGCTAAAAGATTAAATATAACAATTGAAGATATGAAACAAATGAGTTTCGTTTCGTTGATAAACATTTTAATTTCAACAGTAGAGGAAAAAGATAATAAAGCTACTCAAGCAGATATTGATAGAATGTTTGGCTAATAGTGGAGGTATGTTAATGATAAAGACCGTTTTGCAAATATTGTTAGTTCTTTTAATAATTGGAACAATAAAAGATATTAAAAAAGGAAATTTAAGATATGGCGTTGAAAGTTATATATTAAGCATAATTATTTATACAGTTTTAATAATGATAATGTTTTAAAGAAAGGATGTGGAAATATGAAAAAGGTTAAAGTTATTCAACCCTTTTATGAAAAACTAAATGCAGAATTATATGTTGATGATGAGCGATGTGAAGAATTAAAAGCCAAAGGATTAGTTAAAGAAGTTAAAGAAGAAGTAATGAATCTTTATGCAGATGGTAAAGTCATTGCAACATCATCAATAAAAGGAAATGGCAAGAGAAAAGTTCTACCAAAGCAAAGCGTGGAAAAGCGTTAGAAAAAACATATGGTTAAAGCAAGCATGTCTATGTTCAAGATGTGGTAGAGCTGTATGGATAAATGGAATATCAGATCCAAGTATTCCAAAAAATAAAAGATTAAAAGGGATAGTTCATCATAAAATCTATCTTGATAATATAAATGTTAATGATGATGAAATAACATTGAATGAAGATAACCTTGAAGGATTATGTATTGATTGCCATAATACAGAACATTTTAAGGTTGATTCCTTAAGAAATGATGTAATGTTTGATGAAGATGGCAATTTAATTTTAAAGTGAGATCCCCCCGTATCTCGCTTTTTTTAATGCTATGGGGACAA